TTATGAAACCTACATCTTTGAACTAACAGATAGAGATTGCCCAACAGAGTACAAACAAATAGTTAAAAACGAATTATTAAAAACAGAGTAAATTATGACAATTTTAGAAAAATTACAGAAGATTCAAGTAGAATTAAAGGTTACAAAGAACCAAACAAATGCTTTCGGTAAGTACAAGTATCGTTCAGCAGAAGATATCTTAGAAGCAGTTAAACCTTTTGAAGAAAAGTACAAAGTAGTATTTAAGATTAATGACGAATTAGCTGGTTATGGAGAACACGTTTACATAGCTTCTGAAGCTAAGATTATAGATGTGGAATCTACAGACAGAGAGAGTTCTATATCTTCACAAGCACAAGCTATTATAGACTTTAGTGCTAAAGGTATGCAAATGCCACAAAGAACAGGTGCTGCAAGTAGTTATGCTAAGAAATATGCTTTAGGTAACTTATTATTAATAGATGATAATAAAGATAGTGATGCTACTAATACACACTCTAAGAACGCTAAAACTACATTAACTCAAACAAGTACTGAGTTCGATAAAGTAAAGAAGTATTTAAAGGATGGTGGTTCTATGGAAGCGGTAGAAGCAAGATACACTATGTCAAAACAAGTTAAACAAATCTTAATTAAATAATATGAATAGTATAGAGTTAAAGCCAACAGGTAAAAAAGACCATTACAGACTATTACTAAATGGAGTAGATGTAACTGGTGAACAAGAGAGAAGTGTGTTTAGACATATTGAAGAGGTTATAGATAAAGGAATAGGAGTAGGATTATAAATATTAACAATTAAATTAAAATTAGAAATTATGAGTAACCAATTAACAGGAACAATTAAATTAATCGAAGAGAAACAAGTATTTGACTCTGGATTTCAGAAAGTAGGATTTGTTATCACAACAAATGACGAGAAGTACCCTCAAGATGTTAAGTTTGAAATCGTACAAGATAAGGTAGATGACTTTATCAAGTATAACAAAGTAGGAGCATCAGTAGATGTAGATTTCAATGTTAGAGGTAATGAGTATAATGGTAAGTACTATGTGAGTCTTTCGGCTTGGAAAGTGTTTAAATCAGGAGCTAATGCACCAGCAACAGATATTGGTGTGCCAACAGAGGAGTTAGCAACTAACGATTTACCTTTCTAAATTAGATAAGGGGAGGTTTAAAAGCCTCCCTTTTTTTATTAAATAAAACAAATAAGATGATTAAAGAATTTATTACACTAATATTTTGCATTATAGTATTGTTCTCATTCGTTGGAATAATATTATGTACTATTGAAATGTTTAAAGAATTAATGAATACAAAAAAATAAACAGAAATAATGGAAAATAACAGAATTAAGCAATTTTTTTTACACGTTGTTGGCTACCGTTTTTTTCAATCCGCCAAAATATTATTCAATCAGATTCCTTTTTGGTTTCTAATGTATCTAATAATGACTTATTTGTACTTTGATTTTTATTATATGGCTTATAAGACGAGGAATCGTTTAAAATCTCGGATTCATTATTTGGAAACTCAACTTTCTGATTGCCCTCACACCTCCAAACAATTTTTAAAATAACTACAATGACAGAACAAGAATTACAAGAACAGAACGACCACATAATGTATATGCAATCAATAGAAGAAGAATGTGCTATTGATATAAATAAAAAGATTGAGCATCCTCCTATAGCTATTGGTTTTAAGACTAATAAAGTAGCACTTAAAGATGGTAATATAAAGGAGTTTCCAACTGCAATTTGCACCTACGGTAACTTTAGCTTTGTACAAGCACCTCCAAAATCAATGAAAACTTTCTTTGTTAGTTTATTAGGTTCAGCCTTTTGTAATCCTAATGGTAGATTTACGAAGGGTATGAGTTCTTTTAGGGAGAATAAACATTTTGTACACTTTGATACAGAGCAAGGCGAATGGCACTCACAGAGAGTGTTTAAGAGGATAGAATGGATGAATAAAGGATTGAACTTAGATTTCTACCATACCTTTGCTTTAAGAAAAATAGGGTATAAGGATAGAATAGATTTTATACAGTATTACTTAGACTGTATGAGGGAAGAAGGTAAAGAGATAGGTTTAGTCGTGATTGATGGAATTGCCGACTTAGTTAGTGATGCTAATAATTTAGAGGAGTCCTCTGCTATAGTGCAAAAGATAATGTCTTGGACTTCTATTTACAACTGCCACATTGTAACCGTAATCCATAGTAACTTTGGTTCAGATAAGCCAACAGGACACTTAGGTAGTTTCTTAGAGAAGAAAGCAGAAACTCAGATACAGTTAGAGAGAGACGAGAATAAGTTTGGTTGTATAACAGTATCCTGTAAGAGAAGTAGGAATACACCATTTGAATCATTTGACTTTAACTTAGATGAAAACGGATTACCTAAGATAATTAGTTCTGATGAACTGCTTGGCTTTTAACTAATTTGTTAATAACTTTGTAGTAAAAACATATACAAAAAGCATTATATTTATAGTATAAAACATAATTATGAAAGATTTTAGACCAAGATTAAAAGGTAAGATACTAAAAGCCTACCAGAACCTAACTAAAGTAGAGGACAGAGTCCTTGTTATAGGGGACTTGCACGAACCATTTTGTTTAGATGGTTACTTAGATTTCTGTAAAGAGCAGTACGCTATACATAACTGTAACAAGGTTATTTTTATTGGAGATATTATTGACAATCATTATTCAAGTTATCACGAATCATCAGCAGATGGTATGGGAGGTAGGTTTGAATTAGAACAAGCAATACAGAAATTAGCTAAATGGTATAAAGCATTTCCTAATGCAGCTGTTACTTTGGGTAATCACGATAGATTAATCATCCGTAAAGCTCAATCATCTAATATTCCAAGTAAATGGATTAAGGAGTTTTCAGAAGTATTAGAAACACCTAATTGGAGGTTTGTAACGGAAGTTTACATTGATGGTGTAAGATACGTTCACGGAGATAAAAGTGGTAAGCCAAGAATGGCAGCCAAAAGAGATATGATATCAACTGTTTCAGGACATTACCATACTGATATGTATGTAGAATGGTTTTTTGGTAAAACAAGAGCCATCTTCGGTATGGCAGTAGGTTGTGGTATAGATAGCAAGTCTTATGCTATGGGTTATATGCAAGGAGGTAAGAAAGAGGCTATTGGTATTGGTATTGTATTGGGTGGTCATACTGCTTTTAACGTTAAGATGGGCTTGTAATGAATTATAATAATGATTTTAAATACGATTTAAAGATAGGTCAAGTTAAAGAAGAGGAGTTGGGTAATATACTTGACTCCTCTACTATTGAGGTTAAGTACGATTTAAAAGCATTAAAGACAGGTAATGTCTATGTAGAGTATTTTAGTAGAGGAAAGAAATCTGGTTTAGCAACGTCTCAATCAGAATACTATTGCTTTGCTTTTGGAGATACATTACATTTAATAAAGACTACCGATTTAAAATATAGGTGTAGAAAGTATTTGAATACAGATAGAGATAGATTAGGAGGAGACAATAATACTTCTAAGGGAATACTATTACCTATAAAAGAATTATTTTAATGATACATAAGATAAAATCCCCTCTGTTTGTAACTCTACCGAGAAAAACTGTTAAAGACAAGAGAATTGCTTTGAATATGAATACCTATAGGAACTTACATCATAGAATAAGTAATGATGCTAAGAAAGCCTATTCAGAGGCTCTTAGAGAGCAGTTAGAAGGTTTAGTTATACAAACACCTGTCGAGGTAACTTATAAGGTCTTTAAAGCATCTAAAAGACGTTTAGACAAGATGAATGTGATTAGTGTAGTAAGTAAGTTCTTATTGGATTCGATTACTGAGTATGGTTGTTGGGAGGATGATAATGATGATTATGTAAAGACAGAGACTATATTGCCAACAGAATTAGATAGAGAAAATCCTCGTGTTGAAATAATGATAAAAGAGATATAATATGTGGTATAGAGATGGTAAAGAGGTTTATTATAATGAATTAAAGAAGTTGCTTCTTAAATGTGATAATGAATCAAGAATAGAATTTGAACAAAGCGATGAAGGTAAGTTTTTATGGAATAAATTTGATAAAGCAATGAAAGAATATCTCAAGAAAAATAAACTATGAAATTAGATAAAAAATTAGTTTGGGGTTATAAAAAGTTGATTTTAAATGAAATTGATGAGTATAACTTAATTACGTTTGAATTGCAAGAGTTTACAGGTTATAGTAGTCAAGGATTGCATCCGTTGTTTCCAGATAAAAGAAGTAAAAAAAGTAATTAAATTTCTTGAAACACAAGTATCAGAAGAATTAGATAGAGAGAACCCAAGAGTAGAAATAAATATAAAAGAGATTTAATGTTAGAAAAAATAGCAGTTCATCAAGAGTTATGGATTAAGATGCTTATTAACTTAGGATGCGATATGACCCTCGCTAAAGACTTAGTTCAAGATATGTATTTAAGAGTTCATAGACTTGTTAAAGACCCTGAGAGAATAATGTATAAGGGAGATATAAATAGGTATTTTATATGGAAAACATTAAGAAACTTATACTATTCTCACCTAAAGAAAGAAATGGGTAGTATCTTCTATAGGATATTAGAAAACGATGAAGTTGTTCAGTCAGAGTACAATATGGAAGAGGATGATGCTTTCAGTAATATAATGACTCAAGTAAGAGAGATAATATCAGAGTGGAGTGTTTATGATAAAAGGTTGTTTGAACTTTACTTTATACAAGGTTTATCATTAAGAGCAATATCTAAAGGTGCTAACATAGGCTTAACATCAATACACAATTCTATACTAAACCACAAAGCTATATTAAAAGAACATTTATCAGAGGATTTATTAGATTACTTTAACCAAGATTTTGACAAGATATGAGACCAGATAATTATTATTTAGAATTAGAGAAACAAGGGTACTACGAAACTATAGACAAAAGGTCTAAAGATTACAGAGAGTACAAAGAATGGAAAGCATCTAAGAGAAGTGAAGGCTATAATAAGTTAAAGCAGAATGTAGAAACACAATCAAAAGGTGTAGGTGATACAGTGGCTAAGATTACTAAAGCTACAGGAGTAGACAAGTTAGTTAAATTTATAGCTGGTGAAGATTGTGGTTGTGATGATAGACAAGTTCAGTTAAATAAGTTGTTTAGCTACAAAAAGATAAACTGTATATCAGAAGATGATTATTCTTACCTAAGTGATTTCTTCAGTAGTAATCCTAATAAAACTACTTCTGAGCAAAGAAAAAGGTTAGTATCTATTCATAATAACGTTTTCAATACTAATCAGAAATACACAAGTTGCAAACCTTGTATTATAGGAATTGTAAATAAATTAAAAAAATACTTGGAGGTTTATAAATAGTTTTGTAGATTTGCTTTATATTAAAACAAACATATTATGAGGCGAAATAAAAACTACAAATTAAAAGAATTTTGGAACTACAAAATAAATCCAATAACAGGATGGGTAGAAGAGAATAGAAGATGCGAGGCTAAAACATCTAAAGTTAGGGTTATAAACTTATGTAAAGAAGGTTAATTATGAAAGTAATATTTGATGCAGATAGTTTGATATACGCTTCTTGCTTTAAAAGGAAGCAGGATAGAGAGTCTATAGATGATGTATTTGAGACTGATGTCAATGTAGCTTTCGATAAGTTTGAGGATGGCTTTGATAAGCTAATTTGTTTTTTATGGGAATTGGTAGATATAGATGAAATTATCGTTTGCAATGGTTCTAAGAATAACTTTAGGAAAGACATATCCCCTACATATAAGTTAAACAGAACTCAGAAGAGACCAGAGATATTGCCTCTACTTCACGATATGGTTAAATTCACCTACGATTCTGTTTATGGTGATGGTGTTGAAACAGACGATGTTGTAGCTACACTATGGGCAGAAGAGGTTTTAAACAATGGTGTAGATAGTGTTATCATTATGTCTATTGATAAGGACTACAAACAATTCCCTTGCTGGTTTTATGACTACAACTATAAGAAGAGAGAGTTAGTTAAGATTAGTCGAGAGGAAGCACTTAATAACTTCTACTCACAAATGATTGTAGGAGACACTGCTGATAACATAAACTACTGTAAAGGTTATGGCAAGTCTTATGCTAAGAAGTTATTCCAAGAAGCTAACAGCGAATACTCATTAGTTATTAGAACCTATAGACTGTACAAGGAGATATATGGAGACGAGGCTAAGTCTATGTTTAACGAAGCTAAATCACTACTAACACTTAAAACCGATTGTTATGAGAACATTAAGCGATGAAGATAAAGACATCATAGAATTGTACTTTACAATTGCTATAATCGAAATACAAGAAGGTTGCCCTAAATACGTCTTAGAAGAGGTCTTAGAGCATTACGAAGAACAAGAGTACTACTTAGCTTGTGCTGGTATAAAGAAAGCCTTAGATTGGCATCATATGAATACCTTCACTAAGGTTATGGTAGAGATAGATAATATAAAAGAAAACAATAATTTAAATTAAAACAAACAATATGTTAGGATACAATAAAGATAACGCAGACGAATTAGCAAAAGACTTTGAAGATTTAACAGGAATACAGTTAAATAGCGATTCAAGAGAAACAGATATAATGATTACAAGAACACTTTTCTATAAGATTCTAAAGGATTTAAACTTTATGAATGATAGGATGATTTCAGAATGGTTCGAGTTAAGAGGGGTTAACAAAGGTCGTTCATCTATAACTCACGCTTTACACAAGATAGGTATTTACTACAAGTCTTATGCAGTATTTAGAAACAGATATAATATTTACTTTAATGATAGAGCTGAAGAGTTTTTGTCAATAGAGCAGACTCAAAAGAAGGCGATTAAAGACATTAAACAGAATTTACACACAAGTATATCAAATAAAAATAAAGATGCTTTAGACATCCTTATAGATAGCGTTCCACAAGACAGAAGGGATGAAGTAAGAGAGATTGTTAGTTTAAGGATTAAATCTTGGAGCTGGAAGAATAAAGATAAATGTCAGATAATACAAGGCGAGTCTGTTGCAGCACAATACGCAAGTGCATTTCTAATATAACGTAAATAAATAAATTATGGGAATAATAATTATAATACTTATAATAATAGTAATAAAAATAATAGTTACGATTAAAGACAACTAATTATGAGAGGCACACAACCACATTACGAGAATGGTAAAGACTATGACATTATAGATGTTATAAGGGATTACGACTTGAACTTCTGTAGAGGTAACATCATTAAGTATGTTGCAAGAGCAGGTAAGAAACAAGATGAATTGCTTGACTTGATTAAAGCAAAGGATTACTTAGAGAGAGAGATAGAACTATTAAGGGAGGCTCTATAAAGAGATAGAAACACTTAGGTTAAAAGTAAAACAATTAGAACAATGAAAGAAACAATTAGACAAATCAAAGATTTAGCAACAGCAACAGAAAACCTGTATTTGTTACACTTAGTTAAGAAACTAAAAAAACAAATTAAGAAACAGAGTGATAAAGAAAAACCAAAAAAACAAAAGGTTACAACAAGACCAAATACTGCATCAACTTATTCAATATTTAATAAACACGAAAAGAAAACTAAAAAAATGCTATTATGAAAGAACAACTAAAGGACAAGATATTATCAATAAGACCAGAATATTCAACAGAAGGGTTTTCATCGAACCCACTTCCAAATGAGGTTTCTATATATTACGAAGGAGAAGATTTTACAGTAGACTTATTCCTTGACATCAATGAAGTGTTAAGAATAGACATATTAGAACTAGAGGATGCTTATGACTTATCTGATGCAGATATTACCTTTCTATGTGGTTACTTATCTGGTCTATTGGAATACGAGATACAAATTACTAAGAACTATTATGATGCGGAAAGAGGTCAGCAAGATAACTATTACTACTATAGCTAAAAAATATGTTAGATAAGATATTAGAATTCATTAACGAAGAAGAGTTGCTAAAAGCTGATGGCTTTGATAGTGCTATAATTGGATTAGATGATAGAAGTATGAGATTGATATACTCTAAAAGTTTGTGCATAAATATTCTCATATCACAAGGTATGACAGAGGAAGAAGCTTTAGAGTATTTTGAATTTAATGTTAGTTCTGCTTGGGTTGGAGATATGACACCTATTTTGTGCTTAGATGATTTGTAAAAAACAAAATAACAACACTTTAGTTATCATAATATGAGTAATTCACAAGAGATTAAGCCAACAGATGGTAGAAAAGGGAATAGTCGTAAGAAATCTATTCCCAAGTTACCAATTCCAGAAAAAGAGAGGTCTAATAAACCTGCAATGAATACTGCAAAGAAGAATAGGAAGAAACAATACGCTAAAAAGGCTATTAAGAACGTATTTGGGAGCGAAGTAAACGCTTTTGAGAGTTTGGCTAAGAAAGCAGAAGAAGGTAGCTATAATCATATGAAATTGCTTATGGATTTTGCTTATGGAGACGATAAAGAGACTGTTAACAACAAAGTTCAAGCACCTGTGATTAATTTCTTTGGAGATAGCGTTGAAGGTAAGAAGATTAAAGAAAAGATTATAGACGTAACACCAAAAGATAATGAATAAAAACAAAGTATTTACAGATTTGTTCGGAAGAAAGTTTAAATTTGCTGACAACAACTTAAATGAAGATGAACTTAATGTTTATGAAAACTTAGGTACTAAATGGACTTTAATAGCTATATTTTCTGGAGAGAATAAAAAACCATATTTAATTGAGTATTTTTCTCACTTACTAACAAGTGAGATTCCTTTTAAAGATTTAGTTAGACACGACAACGAGGTTATGTCTATTTTAATTTACAAAGGTATATTAAATGCTTCTCAATTAAGTCTGATACAAGAAATAAAAGACAACGCTAAAGTATGAGTAAGATAGACATACACGAAAAATACATACCTATTTTCAAGAATGAGAGTAGGTATTTTGTTGTTACAGGAGGTAGGGGTAGTGGAAAGTCGTTTGGAATCAATGTTTTCTTGCTAAATCTTACCTATGAGGTAGGACATAAGGTTTTATTCTCAAGATATACGATGATGTCAGCACATACATCTATTATACCTGAATTTATTGAGAAAATTAACCTAATGGGTGTTCACGAAGATTTTAGGATAACTAAAGATGAAATAATGAACCTTAAAACAGGTAGTTCTATCATATTTAAGGGCATTAGGACATCATCAGGTAATCAAACTGCTGCTTTAAAGTCTTTGAATGGTATAACTACGTTTGTAGTCGATGAAGCAGAAGAACTTGTAGATGAAGGTGTTTTTGATAAGATAGACTTCTCTATACGTTCACAAGTTAAGCAAAACAGAGTTGTATTGATACTGAATCCAACAACTAAAGAGCATTGGATATATCAAAGATTCTTTCAGAACGAAAACGTATTACCAGCTTCTAATATGAATAAAGGTAATGTTACTTATGTGCATACAACTTATAAGGATAACAAAAAGAACTTATCTCAGTCGTTTCTACAGAGAATATATGAAATGAAACGTAAGAGACCAGATAAATACCAACATCAGATATTAGGAGGTTGGCTTGAGAAAGCAGAAGGTACTATTATAAGGAAATGGAGAGTCGGAGACTTTATTCCTACAGAACTTACTTGCTATGGTCAAGATTTTGGATTTTCAGCCGATTTAACGACACTTGTGAAGATTTCTATAGATAAACACGCAAGAAAGGTTTGGGTTAAGGAAATCTACGGAAAAGCACATTTAAACACATCTGAGGTAGCTACAAGGAACAAGAATGAGTGTGGTATGGATTTGATTATCTGTGATAATAGTGAACCACGTTTAATATCAGAACTAAAAACATTGGGTCTTAACATAAAGCCTACAATTAAGAAGAAAGGTAGTATATTATCTGGTATTGCACTTATGCAAGACTATGAGATAGTAGTAGATAGAGGTTCTCACGGTATAATAAGAGAGCTAAACAACTATGTATGGAAGGATAAGGGTGAAGCACCAATAGATAAGTTCAATCACTTTATAGATGCTATTAGGTATGGTATGATGTATTTAGTGCAAGGAGTAAACTCTGGAGTTTATGTGATAAGGTAAAAATAAAATGTTTAATATGAAGGGGGTCAATTAATTTTGTCTCCCTTTTTTTGTTTAATATGATGGGGTATGTTTAATATAATGGGGTAATCTTATGTTTAATATAATGGGGTGCAATTCATTATTATTCATACCAAAATTTAGTAGTAGATTTATTTTGTTATATGAAAAAATTGTTGTAGACGTATGCACGTGTTTCCTTATTAAGTTATGTTACAAATTTACAATAGTGTTAAAAGATGGCAATTCATAAAAAAAGTTAAATTGCAAAGTTTTTTATTTTTTTTGTTGTGTAATTAAAAATAAAGTGTATATTTGTATCGTAGTTAGGAAATAACCTATACATTAAAACAAAATATTATGGCAAGATTTATATTAGATGTTATGACAGATGATGTTATGAAAGTTCTTGATGTTATCGAAAGAGATAACTTTCTTTCAACAGAAGTAACATCAATAAGATGTATTGACGAAACAAATGATAATCAGTTTTATTCTTGGGATGAAAACTTTTCCCCAATGATGAATGTATTAAGTAAAAAACAATTAGAAACCGACAGAGAAATTCTGTTAAAATATTAAAACTAAATAATATGAAAGACAATAAACTAATAGCAGAATTTATGGGAGTAAAATCCTATGAAGCGTTTGGTTACACTAATTTTGTGTACTCAGAGAACAACCACAGAACAGAAGTAGACCTTGCCTATCACGATTCTTGGGATTGGCTGATGCCTGTAATTCAAAAATGCTTTGATAATTCTGAGGATGGGGATATGCAATATATAATGCACTACCTTATGGTTGTTGATTTTAATAACACATACAAAGAAGTAATACAATTTATTAATCAATATAATAACAAATAATATGAACATAAACATCCTTAAAGCAGTACAAATCTACACTACTAAAAAAGATTTTATTGTCTACACTATTAAAGACAATACGATTGATAAGATGATACTTACAAATGATTTGACAAGGCATAGAAAAAAGTTTGGCATCAACAGTAAGTTTCTGCTGACTGATATAGTAAAAAAACAATTAAGAATAATTAATATAAATTTATAAGATATGAAATTAACAATAACAAAGGGTAATTTTTTAGATTTCTATTTCCATTACGGACAAGATTCTGAACTAAAAGAAATTAGATTCGATTTGGCTAATGACATTATAAAAATTCTTTACGATAAAGATAATGCGACAATATCAGTACAAAGTATATTTGACCAATGCAACAAAGATTCTATCAGAGGTTTTTATTGTGAGCAGTTAATCCCCGCAGATATAGAGCAAGAAATAGGTGATATATTTTCCAACTATGAAATAGAACTAATATAAATTTATAAGATATGACCACAATTAATTATAGTGAATTTTTATTCTACAATTTAACGCAGAAAGCTTTAACAACACACCCTCTAAAGGAGTTACCCTATGACGATGCTTTTCCATCCATTAAAAGCTACTATAAAGAGTTTTATGAGTCTAAATATAATAACGAATCAATCTATAGTGAATACGATTCAATTATTAATTTTTTAGAATGGTATTAAAAAAAAAATAAAACCTTTAACGAGGTTTTTTTTTGCTTTATGTTTAATATAATGGGGTGCGTTTAATATGGAGGGATGTTTAATATGGAGGGATGTTTAATATGATACCCTATGTTTAATATGATGGGGGTCGTTTAATATGATGGGGGTATTTTTGTTATCTGTAATTATTCTAAATAGCTTATTTAGACTGACAATAAATAGTAAATTTATTTGTGTATGTGAAAAAATTATTGTAGTTGCGTACACGTGTACCTTAGTTTAAAATTACACTACAAATTTACAATACTATCAAAACAGTAAAAAACGTTAAAAAACTATTTTTGTGTTAATTTTACATTTTTTTTGTTTTTTTGTTGTTTATATCAATAAAAACACTACATTTGTTGAAAGGGAAATAGAATCCTGTATAATTTTAACCTAAATCACTGAAAATGAGCAAATTAACTAAAAAAGACTTAACAAACGGTATTAAATTTCAAACATTACACAGTTTAGAAACTGTTTTCACTTTACATATTGATGGCAAAAATAACAGCTTTGCAACAAGTGATATCTTGATGCGTACTGTTAAAAACAAAGCTGTAACATCTAATCAATATAGTATTGAAAGTATAACGGACAAATATTTAAAAATGTGGGATATTCAATTTGGACAAAAACGAATATTTAAAGTTAAATTGTCGGATATCGAAATAGTTAACATAGATTACACAACCTACTAAAAATCATTCATTATGCAAAATATAAAAGAAAATGTACAAATAGAGATTAGTAAGTGGCAAAAGTGCATTAATTGGGACATAAACGAACTTAGGAATCAAATTAATTTTGTTTTTGACAATGAAGATTCAAGTATAGACAGCTCTATTGAGACATTAAACGAAATTTCTATCGGTATTGAAAAAATTAAAATTCTATTAAATTTATTGAAATAATATTAACAAAGGGGTGTAAAAACCCCTATAAAAACTAAAATAATGAATAAAAAACAAAAAATCACCTTAGTAATACTATCAATAATCGGCTCAAGACTGATAATAAACCAAATAATTAATAATTTTAACTTTGTACTATAATTATGAAATTTACAAAAACACTAGAGGACTTAAGGGACTACGCATACGCTGACGAACTGTACTACATTTTAGGCAGGCTTGAAATATTAGAAATAGAAATACAGACAGAAATCGCAAAACAAAAAATAGAACTATTTAAAAAATACATATAATTATGGAAACTTTAAAACATTATAAACAGGTAACAAATCTACTTTCCAAAGGTATTACCAACGCAAAAACAGCAAAAAACGATATAAAAACTTTTATCCTTTATTTAGCTCCTCACAATTTAAATTATAAAGGTATTACATTGTGCAAAGATGCTTCTAACGGTTGCATTGATAGTTGTTT